CTGGTTGAAATCCTATCTTTTGTAGCATAGTAACCCGTTATATCAGATTAAACGTTAATTAACAGATTAAAGTACGGGGAGTGTGGTTGTGGTGGTACTCCCCATACAAGTCTTTTTTATAGACTATTTTGTAGAATTAGTCAACTTAGTGCCTTTAAACCATGCAGGTAAACCTAGTAAAGGTCTCTTATCTAAAGCATTTTCTTTTGCCATTTTAGATCCTGCTCTGTTATAATGTAAGAATACCTGTCCACAATCTTTACCTGTAAACTCTTCTCTCCAGTGTTCCAAGTCACATCCAGAATATATCAACATGTCTCCTGGTTTAAGATTTACTTTTACTCCAGCTCCTCCTTGTTTACCTGTTGGATCTAGATATATAGGCCAATCATCACCACCCAGATTTAAAGTTGTAGATATCTCACAAGAATATCTATCTTTGTGTCTGGCTAAGATGTCCCCTTTTTTATAAATTCTAGCATATGAATATGTCTCAGATAATTTTAATTTAGTGTGTTTTTCCATTACAGGTTTTACTCTTTGTAATAGAGTTTCCATAACAAGATCTGCATAATGTGAATAAGTATTAGGCACTTGACTGTCAGTCCATATACCCCAATATTCTGTAAAAGGTGATATGTACCTAGAGTCAAATAAAACTCTTGCTACATTTCTTTTGTTTAGGAAATAAGCATAACAAAAATCAGCTAATTCTTTTGATATTGCATTTTTTAAAACAGTGTATTTATTTTTTTTGAACGACATTTAACACTCCTTTTGGTATCGCTTGGCAGTTCCAATGTATAAATCTAAATGGTTCATAACCCATATCAACAACATATTGATGTGGCATATACGATGGAAAAAATATTAATCTACCTGGTTTAACTTTATAATGAATTTGTGAACTCGCGTATGTGACTTTTGACTTATCTTTTTCAGGTAAAAGATTCATAACATTACCTGGTCTTGGATCTTCAAATAATGGCAAAGATGTTCTTTCACTAGCTTTTAAAAAATAAAATCCAGATATGTGACCATTCCAATGTGTATGTAGAGTATGATGCCCACCACCTTTTTTAGCAAACTCTTGCACCCACATTTCTGTGGTAAATACTTGATATCCAGATAAATCAAACCCCATCTCATCTAATAGATTATGCGCTGTTGCACCGATATAATCCTGCAATTCTTTAAACTTAGGGTCACCAATTAATGTTGTAGAATGAAACACATGACCCATATCTCCTTTGTCACCAAACTTTTTGTTTCTATCATCTATTTGTTTTTTTAAATTCTTTTGTGATATTTTTATATATTTATCAGATGCTTTGTTTAATTTTTTTATAAACTTAGGTTCGTCCGCCCACCATATGGGACAAGAGAAATATTGTTCTAAATTTAATTGTTTTGGAAAACTCATTTAAACGGCCATCCTAGATTCCATATTACTAAACTATATCTTGATCCTTTTTTAACAGGACATACTCTATGCCATACATGTGAAGGAAATACAACCAAAGATCCTTTTGGTAATATTTCTTTACATTTTACAGGTTTTCTAGGTTTATCAGGATCTAAATTTCTAAAATCAAACTCTAATTCACCGCCTTTATAATCTTTTGGATCTGATAAAGTAACAGTCACAGATAACTTTCTAATCTTACCATGATCCACGGCGTTTGGATTATCTCTCACATAAGGTCTGTCCCAACTATCACAATGCCAATCATAAAACTGACCTTTCTCATATTTTGTAAATTGACAGCTTTCTGAAAAATGCCATTCAAAATTCCAACCTGCATTTGCGTTTGCTTGATGAACATATGGTTGTATTTCTTTATAAATCCATCTATCGTTCATCCAAACAATGTTAGAGTTTCTTTTTTTCTTTAGATCTTTTACTTGTGTTTGATTTAATTTTTTATCACCATAACCACCAGTAACTGCCATCTGATCAGAAATGGATTTTCCATATTTTATAATCTCATCACATATCCTAGGAGGGACTGCTGATTGAAAATACCAATAATAATTTTGTAGGTTCATCTTTCTATATCTTTCTTATATTCATTATTAAGAAATTGTCAATAATTACAAAATAGTCAAAGAACCTGATACCGTAAAAGTAGCTACTTTACATGATCCATCTGTCGTAATCGTATTATCACCTGGTGCGATAGATATAAATGGAGCAACCGCTGATGATGCAGGATACCTTATAACTGCAAATCCACTACCTCCATTACCACCTGGTCGATCTGGGCCAGTTCCAGCCCCTGCTCCTCCACCACCACCTGTGTTGGCAGTTCCGTTACCTGCTGCTGATCCTCTACTTGGTGATGCTGATCCTCCTCCACCTGGTCCTCCTGCTCTTCCACTATATGGTGGACCGCAATTATGCGCTGAAGCAGATCCACCACCACCTGCTCTTGTTACACTAGATCCTGTAATAGTTGAGGCTTTACCTGAACCTCCTGTTGAGTCTGTTGCTCCAGCAGCTCCTGCTCCACCGCCTGAACCCCCTTTAAAGAAAGGTCCACTTGGATTGGCTCCTGGTCCTCCAGGATATCCCTCACCTGCTGTACCAGTTCCAACTGGCCCTGCGTGTGCTCCTCCTGCTCCTGATCCACCAGGTTGAAAAAGAGGTCCATTTGGGTTTGGTCCACTTGTTCCTGTTCCACCTCCAGTGGTTGATACTGGTGTTGGTGCTCCTGTAATTGTTGAGCTTGATCCTCTTTGTGTTGATGATGGACCATAAGTTACTCCAGCAGCTCCTGCTCCAACAGTTACAGTTATGGTCTCTCCTCCATTTAAACTTAATTGTGATGCAACTGATGGACTAGGTCCTCCTGGTCCTTCTGGATAAGAACTTTTATATCCCCCAGCTCCTCCACCACCAACTCCTCTAATACCACTACTACAGCCACCACCACCTCCGCCACCTGCTATTAATAAAAAATGAGCACTAAAAGGTGCTGCTGAATGCACTGGCCATGTTCCTTGTTCCAAGGCTGACATTTGACTTTGCAATGACCACACACCACTTGCTTTATTTAATTCTTTTATTGCTATGTGTCCTGAACCACCACTACCACCTGCGTTTGATGGTCCTCCACCACCACCTCCACCACCACTACCGGTGTTAGCAGTTGCACTTGTTCCTGCTGAGCCATCTCCTGCTCCGTTACCACCACCAGCTTGACCACTTCCGCCTGTCCCTGATCCAGGTCCAGGTTGTTCGGCTCCACCTCCTCCACCACCAGCTAATGTTCCTGAATTAGGTAAATCTGAAAAAATTGGAGAAAAATCTGTTCCTGATCCACCATTACCGCCTGTGCTTCCAGAACCGTCAGCACCAACGCTACCGATTCCTCCACCACCTCCGGCACCACCACATGGTATACCCTGACCACCATTATTTCCTTCAGGTGGATCAAAACCTCCTGCGTTACCTGTACCCCCTGAATCTCCACATCCAGATGAATATTGTTGTGCTCCACCACCAGACCCTCCCGGGCCACCTGATCTAGGTTGACCTGCTCCGGTTGATCGACCACCAAATCCACCACCCGTTGCTGAATAAGTAACAGAACAAGCAACTAATGTTGAATTAGTTCCTGCATTAGCTGCAGGTCCTGCTGTACCAGTTCCACCTGCACCTACAGTTGCTGTTACACTTGATGTTGCATTTATTTCTATATTTCTTACTCCACCAGCACCACCACCTCCAGCTCCATTATCAGTTGAACCACCTCCACCTGCTACTATTAAAGCTTGAACAATTCTTGTCCCTGATTGTAATGTTACACTTCCTGATGATGTTTTATTTGTAACGGTATTAAAACCTTTGGACGTTTTATTCGTCTTTCCGATTATTCCACCATTTGATGAGCCAGATTTATTTCTTGGCATTTAAGTGTCCTCCTATTCGGACACCCAAGCTGTGCCATTCCAATCGTATTTGGTAGGTGTTTCCGATTCGTCGTTTGATTTAGTAGCCTCCCAACCTTTAGTGTTGTCGGCTTGATATTTTGTATCGTTCCATGAGATTACGTATACCCATTCTGGTTCTGATTGACCATCATTAATTATTGATGGATATGTAATTGGCGCTTGCCAATCATCATTATCATCCAATGACCATGATGCATGAGGTTGTTGATTTAAAAATTTGTCTTTTACAGGATCATAAATCATCCCGATACCTGCGTACATTTTTCTAAAATTATTATTGTAAGAAGTTTGTTTCCAGATTCCACCTTTGAAAAAATTAACACACCATGTCTCTCCATCAACATGCATATCATTAGAACCCAATGGTCCTGCTGCTGTATCAATATCGTTGCCTACAACAACAACTCTTTGTACTACTTGATGTGAATCTGACGTAAATCCTGTAGGATCCGTCATTGCTTTTAGTTCTGCGAAATGTGCCATTTTTTTACTCCTTAAAAGTTATATTTATAATTTAATTTTAACTTATAGTCAACGTTCCAGATACAGTAAATGATGCTACTTTACATCCTCCAGCTGGACTTGGTAATGTTGCTAAACTATTAGTTCCTGGTGCTACAGCTAAAGAAGCACATCCTGGGAATCTTAAAACTACTGTTCCAGACCCACCATTTCCACCTGCTCCTGCAGGTGCACTAGAACCTTCACCACCAGCTCCACCTCCACCACCTGTGTTAGCAGTACCTGCTGTTCCCGCAGTTCCTGGATCTGTTCCTGGTCCACCACCTTGTCCACCAGCTCCACCACCTGCTGATGCTGGACCTCCAGCACTTCCACCTGTTTGGCCAGCACCGCCACCACCACCAGCTCTTGCTACACAAGATCCTGTTATTGAATCCGTAATACCTGCTCCTCCGGCAGCTCCTGCTCCTCCAGGTGCAGCACTACCGGCTCCTCCAGCTCCGCCACCACCGCCACCGCCATTAGGTGCGGGTGAAGCATTTCCACCAGGATTACCTTGTTTACCAGGTAATGCTGGAGAGCTAAATACTGTACATCCTGATCCACCTGCAGTTGTATATCTACCTCCACCACCAGATCCACCATCTTGAGTTCCACCTCCACCACCTGCGGATGCTATATAAGAAATTGATGATGAACTTCCATTAGCACATGATGGAGTTCCAGAGGCTGGAGGCCCTGATCCACCTGCACCAATTGTGACCGCATGAGGTCCTGGTTGAAAAAACATTTTTGTTCCACCTGGAAAAGATGATCTAAAACCACCAGCTCCTCCTCCACCACCAGAGTCTCCTTGTCCTGCTCCGCCACCACCAATTACTAAATAATCTGCTGCTACTCCGCATCCCTGATCTAAAATATTTAAATTTGTTGACGTTTTAACTTCTGCAATTTGATTTACTCCATCTAAAGATGAAACTGGTGCACATGCACTACATGTTGTAAAGAAAACTCCTGGTGTTGATGTTCTAACAACTACAATACCTGAGCCACCAGAACCTGCTTGAACTGGAGTAGAATCACCAGCTCCTGGTTGACTAGCACCACCTCCACCACCAGTGTTAGCTGTGCCACTTACACCATTTGACGATGGACTATTGTCTCCGCCAGCTCCACCGCCGCCAGCTCCACCTGGTCCTGGAGGACTAACTAATGGTGATCCACCACCACCTCCACCTCCAGCATATGTTGTTGCTGTTCCTGTAATTGCATTTGGTGCTCCTGCTCCACCTCCACTAGTTGATCCAGCAGCAGTTGCTCCACCACCTCCTCCTGAATTATATGGAGGGGCTCCTCCACCTGTTCCTCCTGGATTTCCTTGAGGAGGGTCTACTGGTGGTACGTTTCCTGAACCACCTGCTCTAGATGAATATGTTCCTCCACCACCTGAACCTCCATCTGCCCCACCTTCAGACGGTCCACCCGCTTGTTGTCCACCTCCACCTCCAGCAGATGTTATAGTGCCAAATACTGAATCACTTCCACTAGCACCTCTAGGTGTTGCACAGCCTGATGTTCCTGGAGCTAATGCTTGACCTGCACCACCAGCTCCAACTGTTATTGAATAACTTCCTAAACCTAAACTTTGTGCTGTTCCTTGTAATGGACTTGGCCCATATCCTGATGCACGATAACCACCAGCACCTCCTCCACCAGCAGTACCTGCACAAATACCTCCACCAATTGCAGTTCCACCAGCTCCACCACCAGCTACTACTAAATAATCTATTGATGCTGTTCTTTTAATCCAATTACCAGCGTCTACTTCATCTAATACTGTATTCATGTCCCAAACACCTGATGCACATTTAGGTGTTGTTTCTTTTATAACTACGATTCCTGAACCACCTGAAGAACCAGGAATAGAACTAGGATTAGGGAATCCCATTCCTCCTCCACCACCTCCAGTGTTTGCAGTTCCACTTACACCAATTTCAGAAATAGGTGAAGATCCACCTGCTCCACCACCAC